AATAATAATTATATTAATAATTATCAAGACAATGACTATAAAAATTCAATTAACCAAAATAAATTCAATTATGATTATAATGAGATGAATAATTATCAAAACGAACAAAAAAATGAGGAAAATAATGATTTGGATACAAAAGATAAAATATCGATACTTAAATTAATCCATCTTCCTATTGGTAATTTAAACAAGGGTATGCGACAATGCAACTGATTTATTGCTAAATCTAAATTATTAGTTGAAAATATAAGTCTTCGTTTTGCATTTGTTGAATCATCTGAGCTTGTTCTTGTTCAGCTTGCTGAGCTTGCTGTTGTGCTTGTTCCTGACGTTTTTGCATATCCTGCAACTTCTGTTTAAGTATATTGAAGTTATCATTAGTAAGAACTTCTGCAGCTTCAAGCAAACTAGCACCATTCTGCATAGCAGGTTGTATAAGTTGTTGAAGCTTTTGAATATTTTCAAGATCTTTAGAAGTATCGCTCACAAACACATCCATGTCTTCATAGTAGAACTTCTTATTGATATCTAAGAACGCACGCTCGCCGTTGTCGAATACATAGCTAAGCTTTTGCTTACCTGTCTCTTCCCAAGCGCCTTTAGCTGTATTTAAGAGCATGTTGAGTGCTCTACGCTTGCATTGGTTGTGCACCCAGAATAAAGGTTCTGTAATGTGTGACGATTGTACAACGCTACGCTCCACATTACCTACTAGTTCATTAGAACTAATAGCACCTTCACGTTGTTCGGTAATACCAGATATTGTTCCAGCAAGTTCTTCGATCTTATCCATCAACTATATGTATTCAGCTATAACATTTGACATAGTAAGATCTAATGCTGTAATCTAGTTGAACGAAGCAGGTTTGCCACCCTCACGGCCAGGAATACAGTTGTGCACAATAGTCATATCACCAAGCACAAACTCGTGTTTATCACCTTCGAGTGAAAATCCATAATATTGTCCACGACCTACAAACTCCATATTGAAATGGGCATAGTTACTATTAAATACTCGTTTTGCTGGCCATCGGAATTGCTTTCTTGCAATTTTTGTAGGTATTGTATATTTGCCATCAAATATTCTTACTTTATAGAACGGTTGCGCGATCGTTACAGTCTTATTATGATGTATCTTAGTAACTTTGGATTCTACTCGTTTTACGCCGACTTTAAATCCAAGGCTTCTCGCAATGAGAACAAACATATCAACTAAGTCTTTACGCTCTTCACACTGTGTAAATTCCATATAACCGCCGTGATTATCTTTTCCGTGGTATACACTACCATCTGTATCTATAAGACCAGCAAGCAGTTGGAGCCTTGTTTCTATTTGGTAGTTTAAAAAATCTTCTGGTATATGTTTGTTATTATATACACCAAGAGCCCTTAGATCTTCAACCAGAGAGTTCTTCCCACATTGTCCGCGCTTCTTATTGTTGATGGAACTTAACCTTATTGTCATAGATTTCGAATCGTTCTTATAGCGATACGAACACCTAAGGTTGTGAGTAAGTGCATATTCTTCAAGATATTGAATAACTTCTGGATCCATCGATTCAAACTCAGGAGTTCCTTTTGTACCATCTCCTAACCACAACCCAAGTATATAAGGATCAAGCCCTTCATATCTTATTCCGTGCGGAAGTTCATCAATACGTTCTAGATAACATCTTTCCTTATAATAAGGGTTTTGCTTAAATTTAAGCATCAAGTCTTTGGCTTTATCATAACGCACCTCTGCTTCAGATTTACCGTTTATTCTGTATCTGTATCTTATTATATGATCTGCAGTTACAGTTTGCTCTTCACAACCAACAGATGGAATGATTTTGTACATTTCATCGGTACCGGCAAACAATCGATCCGCTTTTTGATATGCGTTCCCCAACACATTCTTTGTCGGAGTTAATATAAGATCGCCTTTTCTAATATCTTCTATATTACGAACTCCGTCAATGGTCATCACCTTTGTACCAGGTGCGAAGCACCACCCTTCTTCATAAGGGTTAATGAAGTTTACACCTACTGAAGATAAGTAGTGCATCCAACGATCAGGTGTAATATTCATAGATTTAGGAATCTGAGTAATATCCATGTTAACAACCTTACCTTTATCTCTGGCTATAGCTAACTCAAGTCTATACCACAGTACAATATACATATATTGTAAAGGCTTAAGTATACTTACAAGAGAACGGGGCTTGCTGTTTGTATTGCTATACACTGCTCCAGTATATGGAAGTTTTTGAGAATTAGGATTATCTATTGATACGTGTTGATACTCAACAGGCTGAATGCCAAAATAAAGATCACTACCAGCACGATAGCCTTCCCATACTTCCACAATCCAGTCTGGCTCCACACTGAGCTCTAGGCCAGTCTTTTTATAATATTCATCTACAATCTCAATCTGAGGATTACCTTCCTCATCCAACATTGTTACATAATATATCTTCTTAAAGCTCTTCCAACAACAATGCCACACGTTAATATTATATCTAGTCTTCTGATCATATACCGGATTATCATAGATATGCATATTAATCTTATTGAAATTGTCTACAGGATCTTTTTCGCCCATATCGTTTGCAGGGCGTCCTGTCATCATTTCTTCGAGTTTGTTTAAATCTTTTTCGGTGAGTTTGTCGAAATATCTATCATATATTTCTGTGTATGGCAGTCGCATTCTACGACAGCACCACATACCGTCTTCAATAAACTCTAAATCAGGACTCTGGTCGTACGCAAAGTATATAGGATTGACTCGCTCCATATAAGGTTCTGCATTTTGAACGCCTACATAGTATACTTCTATACCAGCGATTAAAGCATCCTTCCAGCCTTTAATAAACTCATTATCTAAGCTAAGTCTTTCACGCAGATACATTAGAGTATGATACGCAGCATTCTCAACCACATCTTTGTAGTCTTTATCCATATATTTAGCAATAGCTTCAGGTGGCATTATTTCGCCATTCTGCAGCTATTCTTGGAACTGCTATTGATCTTCAGGACTCATTCTAGACATTGTTTGAGCCACTAAATATTGCATCAACAGTTCTTTTTCAGTCTCTTGAAGTTCTGATGCAGCTTCTTGAGATGTGCGAACTACTCTAAAGTTCATCGGTCGCTTTGTTTCTTCACCGATAAGTAGGTCTATTTTAGGACGTATGATATTAAAGTCCTAAGGTGTTGCAGGAAATCCATCGTCAACTCTAAACGGGTTTGTTATACGCTTAAAGTCGGCCTCATCGAAGATGCTATTATATAGGTCATAATAAGTTTGTATTTCCCCAAAACGAGTTTTCTGCATTCCTCCAGAAATCACATTACCTTCTCCGATTATGTAATTCACACAACTATGCTACCATTGTTCATTCTTCTTCGAAAGAGGAAGCTTTTGTTGAGGAAAGCTGGCATTATATAAATTATCTTCTACTCTAACCATAGTTAAAAACTAAATATTGGAACCCCGTCATCAGGACTAGTGGTATCGTATGAATCAAACCACTATTTACTGAATAACGGCATCTCAAAAAGTTCTATTCGTTTATTCTATTCTTTTGCAGCAGACACTTTAACCTAGTATAGCTCTTCTCTATATATCATCACCATACATAAAGCTATGAGTCTATCAACGTTCTTTACGCCATCGTTTTCTATTAGCTCTTCAATTAAAGGTTCGCTGTATACTCTTTCCAAATTAGGATGCCCGGGTTCGTATTCTTCTAATAACCATTCTAGTATTAATCCTTCTCCGTACGCTCTAATCTGTTTTGTCATATGGCAGCCTTTTCGGCGCTGCACTTTACTATCTTTAAAGATTTCCGTAATTATCTTATCTGGTTGATCTGCTAACAAATAATCACAATGCTTGTTTGTAAAGTAAGGATATATACCTTTACGTTCATTCTCAAACAAAAGCCTTGCATTATAGAACATTAGTAGCTTCCTAACATTCTCATAATATTCTTCTGCTGTATCAGGTCTCCCAGAATATTCTGCTACTATAACGTCATTCCAAGCTTCTCCAGCTTTTACACGCTTAAATATAAAAGTAGATCCTAATGAATTAGTAAAGCTCTCATCGTGATCATATGGGTCACATCCGGCTATATACAACCCAAATGGTGGATCTGTAATAGGATATTCCCAAATGACTATACTACCATCTGGTTTATCGTCCTTCTTTAAATGGTACGTTGTTATGTCACCAGATTTCTTTTCGGTAGCCATAACTTGTCCATTGCCATCCCAACTTAGATCTACTATATGTTTCATATTCTGCAGCTTTTTATTCGTTCTGATGCGAGTTAGCTGGTCCATAAGTAATTTTCTAGGGAATATGTTTTTTCCAAGCTCTAAGACAGCTTCTTGGGGTTTTATAGGGCGTTCTGATATAAACCTATCTATAGACTATTGTGTAGCACCGCCATCTTTAATCTTATTACGTTGTCGAATAAGTTCTTCCATAGCCCTCTCTTTTAAGCTATTTCCGTCCTTATCCATTAACTAATTGCCATTAACATCTGTACCTTCCATATTACTCCAAGAAGGCACAAAGAATCCACAACGAGTCTATTCGGCTTTATCATCCCATATATTAGGAAAGCTTAATACGTTGTATGCATCTGGTTGATAAAATAGATCTTTAAGTCCGTCAAAGCTACCTCCTTCAGTACCACCAGTGCCAAATCCAATCATTAAACCGAACGCTCTACCGTCGTCGGTTTCTACTGCGGGCTGCTCAATACGCCAAGCTGTAAGTAGGTTTGGAAACTTACCACCTTCTTCCCATAGCACTAGTTTACCACGAGTACCACGAATACGTTCAGGGTCGTTTTTAAGGGTTATTCCAGTTATACTTGACAAATAACCCTGTTCGGTCTCTTTGCCAAACTCATCTTTTATTTTGAATCCGGACACACGCTCCATACGAGTAGAGGTGAGTCTTTGCTTAGACCATGCAGTGTTTTTGTCTATAAAGTCCATGATTTGCCATGCTTTAGTAAGGAGTCCATCTCCTACTAAAAACTTCTGTTCTGAAGCAACGGCAAAGTTTTTCGATCCTGGAATAAGTTCATAGTTTCGTACGAGCATGGAGGCACCCTTAAAAGAGTATCCACGTTGGCGTGACTTAAGGACCGCCATGTGCTTTCCTTCATCCTCAGCTTGTTCTATTGCATGAAAATAATAATAATCATAATCCCAAAACCTCGGGAAACCAAATATACGCTCTCTTCTAGTACGTTTATTACCATCTCTATCTGTGTATTCTACTTCTTCCAGCTTCATAATTG